ATGTAATTCTTGAAATTCTTGTAATAATAAAGCATTATTTCCTTTTGGTTTTTGTCCCATAGAAGATTTGTTTAAGGATTTCATACACATAGAAATAGTATCTTCTGTAATTTCAGGTATTTCTAGGTTATTATGATATTTATGTAAAATCCATAATCGTAATAAAAAGTATGTTTTAGTAGTAATTGCATTGGTTCTAATAATTGCATTTTGTAAAGTAACCATGTTTTTTTCAATAATTTCTTTATTGTTATCTTTAATGAAGATAGAATTCATGGGAAGTTTCAAACACCGATATTTATCGGGTGGTTCGTTTTTAGAATTCATCCTATAATATACCTAAAGATTATATTTTTAAGTAACTTTACGCTAAATATTATTTTTCCTAAATGAAAAGAAAAATAATATTATTATTTTTTCATAAAAATTTCATAATTACACAAGAAACATTTTTCATTACCAAAATATAATAAAAAATTTATACAATCTTCACAATAAAAATGTTTTTCACACTTTTTTATAATTTTTTTATTATTTTTAAAGCATAATATACACAATATTTCATTTGAATTTTGCCCCCCTTACCATAATCCATTATATATTATCACTACAAATTATTACTTACAAAATTTTTCATTTTTTCTTTTCGTTTTAAATAATAATTTCTTCTATATTCCTTCAGTTTATCAGGATTTTCTTCTTTTAATTTTTTCAAATAATTTGAACCATTTTCTATTATTTTTTCTTTGTTTTTTTCGTAATATTTTTTATGCCTTTCATTGTTTGTATATTTTTCTAATTGTTTTTCTTTTTCTTCTAATTTTTTCTTTAATTCTTCGTTTTCTTTTTTAATAATTTCAATATCTTCCATTTGTTCGTTGCTAATATAATATGAAGATATTTTTTAAATATTTTTGTGTATATTTATTATGAAGCATCATACAGAAGATTATAAAATTTCTGCAGTAAAATACTATTTAGAACATAATGAAGATATGCGCGATACATGTGAAATTTTCAAATGTAAATTTCAATCATTAGCAAGATGGATAGAACGATATAAAGAACAAGGTAATATCAATAGAAAAACTCGTAAAAATCACAATCTAAAAATTACACCAGAAATTGAGAAATTTGTTAAGGATTATGTTAGGAAATATAATACAACTACTTTATGGGAATTATCAAAATTAGTAAATGAAAAATATAAAGTTTATCTTACCGATATGAGTATTTATAATATTTTACATAAACATAAAATTACAAGAAAAAGGTTACGAAGTAAATATTATCCTGAAAAAAAAGAAGGACAAGAAAAAGAAGATTTGGAAAATTTTTATAAAAAGTTAAAAAATTATGATTACAAAAAAACTATTAGTTTAGATGAAACTTCTATTTACTTAAATATGGTACTTGCTTATGGTCGTAGTAGAAGTGGAACACGAGTAATTAAAAAAACAAATAAATATCCATATAAAAGGTTTAATTTATTGTGTGCTATTTGTGCAGATAAAGTAGTTGGATGGAAATTATTTCCTCAAAGAAAAGGAGGTGTTAAAACAATTGATATTTTAAATTTTTATGATGAATTTATAAGAAGTAAATACAAAAATTATTTAGTAATAATGGATAATGCTCTAATACACAAACCTAAAATAATAAAGGAAGAAATAGAATATGACAATAATAATTTATTACATTCTGTTCCTTACCATCCAGAAACAAATCCAATTGAAGAATTTTTTAGTCAGTTAAAGCATTTTATAAAAAAAGAAAGTCCAAATACTTATGACGATATTTATTATTTGATAAATAAGATAATAGAAAAGAAAATATCAAAAGAACACTTAACAAATTACTTGAAACATAGTTATAAAATATATAATTCATAACTGCGTTTGTCTCATTTTTCTTTTTGGTCGGTGTAATTTTATCAATTTCACTGCATTATCCGCCGACATTTTTTTATTCATCCTATTTTCTATAAATGAAATGACTTTTTTATTATACCAAATGATCATTTCATTCTTCTCATTTTGTAAACCAGCAATCCTCTGAAAAAAAGTCAATACATTTGTCCAAAATAATACACTATTTGTTTCACCTATATATGATTTTTCGAAATCCATAATCAATACTTTGTAACCATGTATCGGTTGTATTCTTTTTTCTTTTGTAAATTCATATGTAATATTCTTTTTTTTGGTTTTCTTTATAAGCACATTTCCCCAATGTAAATCATTATGAACAAATCCTACTTTTTCAAATGCAATTGCAAGTGATAATACTGTTTGTATAATTACATTTTTTAATATTTCCCTTTTCTCTATTGTCCAATTATAATTTTCGAGAGAACCTTCTTTTATATATGGCATTATCAAGACATATTTCCAATTTTCCATTATTTTTTCATTCGCATTGCATATTTTTGTTTTTATAGAAATTGATTCTTCACCTACTTCGATCGTCTCAAAATTCGTATTTGTATCATCAAAACATGCAAATAAACAAATATATTTTATAAATCCAGGTATTTGATTCAATCGTTCTCCAATTTTGTACTCTTTTTGTGCCATGTATTCTTTTTTTGTTTTGTTTCTACTTATTTTTACTACTACATCATGATGATTTTTTATTGTTTCATCTGATGCTATTGCTTGTAGAATTGTTACATCTGTTTTTTTCGTATTTTTTATCAGGGTTTTTATTTCAATTGAATCCGGATTTTCTTCATAACGATTGCAATCAATATAATATTTATCATTTTTTCCACGGCCAGTATATCTTTTTTTTCGTAATTGTTCCATACAATCTTTCTACTCTTTTTTCTATATTTTATTTATAAACATATTGAAAATTGTTTCTTTTGATGAAACTTTTATAGAATGTTGGAGAACCTGGAACGAAAAACCCTTGATTTTTGATGTTTTTGGATGGTTTTATTCAGGTTCTCCAAGTATTTTACAAAATAATCAATGATTTCTATCATAAAAAATGATTGATTTTCTTTTTTACTATTTGAAATTTGTTTCTTTTGATGAAACTTTTATAGAATGTTGGAGAACCTGGAACGAAAACTTTACGAAAAAACCCCTTTTCGAGAACCTTGTTCTCCAAAAAATAATATTTTATTATATAAAAATATTATTTATTATCGAGGTTTACTAAAACTTATTCGCATTCATCGCATCTATTTGTCCTATACACAATTTTCATTGTTTTACATAATTTTTTTATTATGTTCTCTAATAAGATGAATATCATTCTTTTTATTTTTTCATCATGTATATTGATTAAATCTATGATTACACATTGAATTAAGTGATTTATATGAATATCTAGATATTCAAGTATAAACAATAAAATTTTATGGATTGGGTAATGTTTCTTTACAAATAGTGTAGTCTATGGAATATAATAATACTGTTGATTCATTATTTGAACCAGACGATGTTATTGATATATATTTATAAGTTCCAAAAGATGGGATTGGTATTGTTTGTTTTTTTGGTGAATCATTAGATGTATATAAACTTGTTCCTAATGTCCCTTGTATATTGGAACCAAATATTCGAAATCCACCATTATTTATTATACTAGTGATCGTTATGTTTGGAATTGTTCCTGGTGCTACATTTGTTAATAAGTTCGATAAATCTAATTGAATATAAGTTGTTTTACTAATTTTATTGTCTATACCTATAGATAATCCTAGACCATTATCATCATCTCCGTTATTTTTTCCATATAAATTTACTGGTAAATCATTTGTTAATGTTATTTCATATCCATATGCTGGTATTACTGTATTATTGAGTATAAATTGAAAAGAACTATCTAATATTCCTAGACTTTCATCAAAATGGATCTTTTGTGAAAATGGTGTGAATATTGAACCTATTGTGTCTGATATTAGATTATCAGTTGTACCGATTGGACCAGTTGAACCAGTTGAACCAGTTGATCCAGTTGATCCGGTTTCACCAGTTGGACCAGTTGAACCAGTTGAACCAGTTGATCCGGTTTCACCAGTTGGACCAGTTGAACCAGTTGATCCGGTTTCACCAGTTGAACCAGTTGATCCGGTTTCACCAGTTGGACCAGTTGAACCAGTTGATCCGGTTGGACCAGTTGAACCGGTTTCACCAGTTGGACCAGTTGAACCAGTTGGACCAGTTGAACCAGTTGAACCAGTTGAACCAGTTGAACCAGTTGAACCAGTTGAACCAGTTGAACCAGTTGATCCGGTTGGACCAGTTGGACCGAATGTTCCTGTTTCTCCTTTTGGACCAGTTGGACCAGTTGGACCAGTATCAAATGAACCGGTTGGACCAGTTGGACCGATTTCACCGGTTGGACCTGTTGCACCATTATTTGGCCCGGTTGGACCGGTTGGACCAGTTGGACCGATTACATATATAATTTTTTTTTTATATTTTCGTTTTTTAGATGAACATGAACTAGAACTGCTAGAAGAACTTGTATTATTTCTTTGTATAGTATTCGATGGGTCAAATGTATTTCTTCTTCGTCTATATCTTCTTCTACTGTATGAAATTGATGATGTTGATGACGAGTTATAAAACGAATTACTGGAACTTGAAGATGAGCTATAAAATGATGAACTGGATGATGAACTGGATGATGAACTGGATGATGAACTGGATGATGAACTGGATGATGAACTTGAAGAATCGCTAGATGAAGAACTAGAACTTGATGAATCTGAACTATTTAGATCACCTCCGCACCTTCAACGACCTTCACCATCACGACGACCTCTTGAGCCTCTACCACGGCCTCCATATCCTCCATAACCATAACCTCCATAACCCCATGGACCGAATTCCATAAATTTCAATAAATTGTTTTCATTGTTTGTTGTATTAACTTCATCTCGTAATCTATTTCTATCAAGTGTATCAACAACACCAATAACATCTTGTGTTCTTTGATCAACTTTTTGTTTGATTTCACAACAACAATCACCCAATTCTTTGGATAATTCGTTTTTGTTTTTAAGAGCTTCGTATTTTGCTTCTTGTAATTGTAATGTGATAGATTCGCGTATTTTTTGGTTTTCTAATTGACTGACTGCAAAATTTTGTGCAGCTTGTTGAGCTAAACATTCTTTTACTTTTTGTTGTTCTAATAATAATGTTGCAAAATGATTATCTGTTTTACTTATCATTGCTGCAAAATGATTATCATGTTGTTTATCACTAAAATGTGCTAATTTTTGGTTTTCTAATAATAATGATGCATATTGTTGACCTGCTTGTGATGCTAAATCATGTTTTGTTCTTAAATGTTCTTCTGCTACATTTTGAAACCCTGCTGCCATTCCACTTCGTGCTTCCCATGCTGCATCTGTTACTGATTTTGTAATAGAATTTAAATTTTGAGTATTTGCTCCTAACAATTCATTTGCTGAACGATTGACATCATTTAATATTGCATGACGAATATCGGCTAATTTAAAATCGGTTTGACCAGCGGATGTTAATGTTTGGACACGATTTTCACCTGCATTTCTTTCAATTGCACCTAATAAACCATTGTGTGTATCTTTAATGTTTGCTGTTGCATCTGAACCAACACGATCGACTGCTCTTAATATATCACGAGCACTATCATTTGCTGCTTGTCTGGAAGCTGCATCTGTAACAGTTGTTGTTAAACGGCCTTCACCAGCAACTCTTTCGATTGCTGTTGTGATGTTTCCACCATTTCTTTCAACTGCTTGTGTTATTTGTGTTGCATTTCTTTCTGTTGCATGAACTGCATTAGCACCAGTTCTTTCTATTGAAACTGCGTTTTGTGCAATTGTATCGAAAATGTTTTTGTTTACACCAGTAATTTCTGATGTTAATAATCTTTGTGCGTCATTGACTGCATTGGTTGTTTTTGTTGTTGAATCATAAATATTACTTGTTAATGCATTGTTTTGCATGGACATTAATATTTGGGTTGGATCAAGACTGTATGGATTGTATCCGTTTGGATAAAAAGCTGGAGGTGGGACTGTTGCTGGAATAGACATGTCTATTATATATTATAGAAATAGAAATTATTTTACAAAAAAAATATCCTAAATAATAAAAGCATTTATCGTAAGGTAGTATTGTAATTACAAATTACAATTTGTGACTTGTAGTTTGTAAATATACAGTTGTATTTTTTGTATTAATTTTGTAATTTACAAAGCATATATGCTTTTGTTTAGGAATTTTTGGTTAAATCGATTAAACCCACAAAATATTGTATATTTTGTAATTATAGATGTCTGATTTTTCAGAAAAACACCGAACAACTTACATTAATACTCTTATCTATGAGAATTTCATTTTAAAAAATAAATACAATGAATTATGGCAAAAATATCAGGTTTTACAACATGAATGGAATCAATCAAATAATAATGATGATATTATTATTGAAAATGACCCAAAAATCATTTCTCATCTTCAAACAAAAATCTCTGATTTGATGAAAACAATTGTAAAAAAAAACAATGAAATTGCCGAATTAAAAAAGTTTGTTCCCCCATAATTTTCCCCCAATTTAATTCCCCCACAAAAAAACCCTTTCTTTAAGTTTGTTTCTTAAAAATAAATTATATCTATATAAATATATTACTATTTATAGTATAATGTCTTTGGTCATGGAAACTTCAAACCCTCGTATCTGCTCCTTTTATAAAGAAAATCCTACGATTCATTTCGAAACAGTGAATCTATTATTCATTGATCTTTTTGAAAAACTTATTACAAATGTTGACGACAATGTAAAAACAACCATTCATACTCAGATATTATCCACCATTCATGAAAATCGTAATGAAATCAGTGATTTGAAAACTTCGGTTTCATCTTTGAAAGATGTGCTTTTTGATTTCAATAAAGAAAATGTGGATACTCAAAATAAAATGAACACAAAAATCATTCATGAAATTGGTGATTTGATTCATTCTTCCCATAAATATCCTAATTCGAACGATTCCTCCATTCAAATTATATTCAATCAAATGTATAATAGTTCGGAAGTATTCAAATTAAAAGAATATGAAAATCGTAATCTTTTTTTTATGAAACGATTTCAAAAACCTCAAATTATCATTGAAAGTAAATCAAAAGATGAAAACATAAGTATGGATGAAATTCAAGATTTCAATAAAATTGTTCAACAGCATAATTGCAATGGTATTTTCCTTTCTCAAACAAGTGGTATTTCTACAAAAAACAATTTTCAAATTGAATATCAACGAGGAAATATAATTGTATATCTTCATAAAGTTGATTTTTCACCTGAAAAAATAAAAATTGCAGTCGATATTATTGATAGTCTATCTTTAAAACTAAAAGAATTCAATAATATTCACGATGAAAACACTATTCCAAAACCAATACTCGATGATATTAATAAAGAATATCAATTATTTATTGGTCAAAAAGAAGCTCTTGTCAATATTTATAAAGACTGTCAGAAAAAAGTTCTCAGTCAAATTGATGAAATTCGATTTCCATGTTTGGATAAATATTTATCCACCAAATACACCAGTATTGTTGCAAAACAAGGATTCAAATGCGATTTGTGTAAATGTTTTAATGCAAATAATTTGAAAGCACTTGCTGCACATAAACGAGGTTGTGTTCGTAAAAATGTATTTGTAAATATAACAAATACTGTGTAATTTTTACAAGTGTAATTACACTTGTAAAAATGTTAGCATACATGCTGCGAGGTTTTCATATTTTATACTTATTATTTTAGCATATTTTGTTTTGTATAGACATGTTATAGATGACTTCATCGAATCGTTCTTCTTCACCAGTAAATACTGGTAATTCTCTCCCAGTTTCACCACCAGTAAATCGTGATAATTCTTTTCCTTTTTCTACCGATATTTCTTACACAGTCACAGACATATCTTATACTATGGACCTATCAGACAATGATTGTTCTACGAATTTTATTCTTCCAGTCATTACTGATTTTTCTTACAATCATATCATCGATATAAGTGGTTATGAAATAACTTATCAGAGTGGTTCTACTCTTGATAATTCCAATGTCACCATTACTCTTTTCAATACAACTGACCCAAGTTTCATGCCGCAAATTACAGAAGATTTGGTTCAAGTAGAAACAACCTATAATGATGAAACAGATTCATCCAATAATGCAATATTACATCAAATCAAAATCTATGCAAGCGAAATTCAATGCCAAGATTTTCATGGAAAAGGAAGTATTGATGATTATGCAAATTTATTTCAAGCTGCATCCAAAATTGCAAATGAATCCAAACAAATGCAATTAGATTTGATATTGAAGGTTTTAATGAATTTGGTCAAGCTGCCGAAGATTTGAGTAATCTTTTTAATGGATTTATTATGCGATTACAAAATGTAAATATTATTAGTGATTATACTTTCTTAACTTCCATTGCAGATGCGCTGAAAAAAATCGTTGATTTATCCAAAATTTTCAATCAATTCAAAGCAACGATTTTGGCAACAAGCACCATTCAAATTCCAAAATCCGCACATGATACCTCCGTTATTCTTTCAGGAGTGATGGATGAAATCAATTGTGCCATGAAATATATAAATTATTTTGTCGATTCTTCTTCGAATTGTCCAGTCGATTCTCAATTATCAGATTCTGAAAAAAATGTTATCAATATGGCTGTTCAAACGATCGACAATTGGAATATTTTATGTGAACAAGGTGTTAGTATTTCCTTACAAAATGACCCAGATATTCAATTTATTACACAAGCAAGTACTGAACTTATTACAACCACAGGCGTTCTAAAAACAGCGACTGATAAATTAAAATCGAAATTAGCTAGCTACAATTTTTGTTGAAATAAAATATATTTATTATAAATGTAATAATGATTTATCGTATATATCATATACAACAGAATGAATTATTTGGTCGTTTCCTTATGGTTCTTTTCTATGGTTTCTTCCTATTTATATCCGAATCCTCACATATCCAATACAAATCAATATCGTATGACCAATCGTAAATATCCAATTTCTAGATACAATCGAGAATTCTATATTAAACGATTAAATTCAAAAAATATTACAGAACAATTAAATGAAATTATCAATGATATGGAAAATCCGATTGAAGACGAACTTGAAAAATCACTCGAAAATTCATTCAATGAATTATATAATATGATAAATCCTGAAAATTCTAGAAATACGACTTCTTCTCCTTCTGAAAAACCACCGAGTATTCGTATTTTTTTAAATAAAGGCAGTCTTGGAAATTTAGGTTTAAATTATAATGAACCTGAAGATGATGATGATAGTTATGCTTCTTATAAAAAAAATAAAAATAAAAAATCCGATCATTTTGAAGTCATTGATAAATCCCCTTATACTTTTAAAGATGTAGGTGGGTATGATAATATTAAAACGGAATTAGATCAAGTGGTCGACATCTTATCCAATTATACCAAATATTCTTCTTACAATGTTCGTATCCCAAAAGGACTTATTTTTGAAGGTCCACCTGGTAATGGTAAAACTCTTTTTGCAAAAGCACTTGCAGGCGAAGCTAAAATAAATTTTATTACTGTTTCTGGTGCTGAATTCCAAGAAAAATATGTTGGTGTCGGTGCTATGAAAGTGCGTGAATTATTTAAATTAGCCAAAGATCATTCCCCATGTATTATTTTTATTGATGAAATTGATGCGATTGGGCGTAAACGATCCGGTGAAGGTGAATTTTCAAACTCGGAAAGAGACAGTACATTAAATGAACTGTTAGTTTCGATGGATGGATTTAAAAATTCGAGTGGTATTTTTCTAATTGGTGCAACGAATCGTGCGGATATGTTAGATCCAGCTCTGATTCGTCCGGGTCGTATTGATAAACGAATCTTTATTAGTAATCCAGACAAAAAAACGCGTAAATCTATCTTAGATATTCATTTAAAAGGAAAACCGGTCGATAAAAAAATGTCAAAAGAAGATTTGGTGGAACAAACAGAAGGATTATCCGGTGCTCAAATTGAAAATTTAGTAAATGAAGCCATGTTACATGCTCTTCGTTACAACCGTGAAAGCATTACTTCCGAAGATATTGATGTAATTATGAATAAAATGATGGTTGGATGGCAACCAAATGAACATATTTTTACAAATGATATTATCGATCATATTGCAATACATGAATTAGGTCATGCAGTAGTAGGTCTTTTATCAAAAAATCATGCAAATATGACCAAAGTCATGATTAATTTATCCGCACCAAAAAGTCCAGCATATACTGTTTTTGAAAGCACTCCTTCCAATATTCTTACACGCGATGCTCTTTTTGAACATTTAATGATTTTATTAGCAGGGCGTATTGCAGAAGAAGTATTTTATGGTAAAGCAGCTGTATCCACTGGAGCGATTAATGATTTTGAAGAAGCTCTGAAATTAGCACAACGAATGATTACTTATTATGGTATGGGAAAAAAACTGATTTATCCAAGTAATAGTGAAAAATACAAAGAAGAAATTGATGCGGAAGTAGCAAATTTAATTAGTGATGCTCATGGATATGCCGAATTTTTAATTCGCAATTCCAAAGATTTAATTTACGAAGGTGCTGAAATATTGAAAAAAGAAAAGATATTGACAGCAGAAGCATTAAAAGAAATCATTGATGTGAAATATTCAGTTATTTTAAATTTAAAATACAACATCAAATCTGAATAATCAAAAAATAAATTCATAAGTAGCATTCTACTTATGAATAAAAAAAGCCCTCGATGAGAATTGAACTCATGATCTCTAGTTTACAAGACTAGTGCTTTACCACTAAGCTACGAGGGCAGGCGGCCACCCTACTTATAATAGGTCCGGTTTCTTTAAGTTCATTTTCTACGAATCTATTTATTTGAAAAATGTTCGAATTTCTAAAAATTCCAAAAAAAACCTCAAAAATCGATGAATTTTGAATAAAAATACAAACGTCTCAAACTATCCCAACAAAGTTCGGGGGGTTTTCAGAATTGGACATTTTAAAAATGTCCAATTTTAAAAAATGGCCAAAGACTTTTTTTCAAAAAAACCCGATTTTTCATTTTAAAGCATTATGCTTTAAATTCCATTTTTAAAAAATCAGTGTGACTGCATAAACTTTTTTTGCGGAGAAATGTCTAGGAGTTTTTCGACTTCCACCAAAATTCCTAAAATTTCTCCGCAAAATTAGAATTTCAATAACCATCTGCATATACGGTTTCATATAACCACAAAATCGAATTAAAAATGACTGCGGATAAAAATGGAAGTATTTTGGAAGTCGAAAACTCCTTTGCGGAGGAATTTTAGGAATATTTTACTTCCATATTATAATGTTTGGAAGTCAAGAAACTCTCAATAAAAACTCCGCAAATTATTATTGTGCAATATGTGACTATAATACATCATATCAAAAAGATTTAGACAAACATATTTCCACACGAAAACATAAAAAAAGAGAAATGGAAGTAAATGGAAGTCTTTTGGAAGTCGAAAATTCCTCCGCACCCGAAATTTTTTATTGTGATTATTGTCAATATAAAACAAAATCAAAAAGTGATTACTCGAAACATGAAGCTACTCAAAAACATAAAAAGAAGATGATTCACGCATCCATAGAAATGACGAATCGAGAACATATTTGTAATTATTGTGAAAAATCATTTGCAAATTCAGGTGGATTATGGAAACATAAACAAAAATGTAAAGAAAAACCGGAAGATTTCGATGAAAAACGAGAACATATGGCTGAAATTGAACGAACCCTCCCATTGACTATTACAACGGAAATGTTTCTTGAATTTATGAATCATAATAAAGAATTACAAAACTTATTAGTAGAACAAAATGCGAAATTAATGGAAATGGCGAATCATCATTTTACATTGAATAATAATAGTAATAATACAACGAATAATCAATTCAATATACAAATGTTTTTAAACGAAAAATGTAAAAATGCTTTGAATATAACTGATTTTATAAAGACCGTTCAATTACAATTAACGGCGGATGATTTTGAACAAACGGGTAAATTAGGTTATGTCAATGGTATTTCACGAATTTTTATTAATGGTTTAAAAAATATTGGTATTGAAAATAGACCAATTCATTGCACGGATTTAAAAAGAGAAACCATCTATATTAAACATGATAATAAATGGGAAAAAGAAGATGAAAAAAAACAATTACTAAAATGGTTAGTAAAATCGATATCGAAATTGAATTTGGCTCAGTTACCAAAATGGCAAGAAAGAAATCCATATCATACAGATGTATCTCATAAACAAAATGACGAATATGTGCGTTTATCATTGGTTGCTCTTGGTGGAGACACACCAGAAGAAGAAGATAAATACATTGATAAAATTGTCAAGAATATACTGAAAGAAGTGGTTATTGATAAAAAAAATGCCATGTAAAAACAATTTTTTGTATAAAAAATATCGAAATAATATATAAAAACGAAGATTTTTTGAATTCATGTTCTCGAAAAAAAACAAAAAAAATATTCTTTTAACAGATGTTTCTTTACGAGATGGAATACAAAATGCAAAAGTGGAGAACTTTCCAACATCTAGAAAAAAAGAGATTTTTCGTCATATTTTTTATGAATATTCACCTACAAATATAGAAATAGGTTCTCTTGCAAATCCAAAAATTCTACCCATTATGAGTGATACCATGGAATTCTTTGATGATTGTATAGATTTTTTTACGAAAATCGATGAAAAAGAGAGAAAAAATATCTATGTTCTCCTTCCAACAATAAAAAAATGGGATTGGGTATTGAAAAACAATATTCAATATATTTCTTTTATTACTTCTGTATCGGACGAATTTCAGAAAAAAAATACAAACAAAACATTAGAAGAAACAAAAATGGATTTTTATAAGATATTTGGAGAACCTGGTTCTCAAAAAATCACGAAAAAACTATATATTTCATGTATTGATCGATGTCCAATGGTAGGAAAAATAGAGAATGATTTCATTGTCAATGAAATAGTCTATTATTATCGCGAATATTTATTTGATGAATTGTGTTTATCGGATACATGTGGAGAACTTGAATATGAGAACTTTCGAAATATAGTCGAAAAATGTCGAAATTTCGGTATTCCGATGTCCAAGTTCTCTCTTCATCTACATGTTTCTCCAGAAAAAAAAGAGAACTTGGAAAAAATATTGTTTTATTGTTTTTTTATTGGAATAAATAAATTCGATGTTTCTTATTTAGAAACCGGTGGTTGTTCTGTAACAATGGAATCTTCGGATTTACATCAAAATCTTTCGTATGAATTATTTTACGAAATATTGGAAACATTTGAGAACATGAATGGAAAAATTGATTCTTTTCTATGATTTTCTATCATTTTTATTCTATGATGAAAAGTTCTCCACTATTTGAAGTAAATATTGATTTTGATGATGCAAGTAAATGTTGGTTGCAAAATAAACGAAAATTAAAAAATGGTTGTTATTGTTATATTGTAAAAAAAGATGAAGAATCAGAACCATTACAAAGACACAGATATAATACTCGTTCTCAAAAAAAAGAAAAAACATAAAAACAACATAAAAAAGAAAATGTATATATTGTAAAATGGATAGTCCAGAAACAACCGAAGTAGCAGGAGCAGGAGCAGGAGCAGGAGCAGCAGCAGAAGCAACAACACAAAACCAAAGTATTTATGATAAACCAATTACAGAAATACCAATCACAGACGAAAATGTCGCTTTAAATGTCATTGTTTCTTTCTTGAATGTTGCACAAAAAAGAGGATGTTTTTCTATTAATGAAAGTGCAAAAATATGGGAATGTGTAAAATTTTTTATGAATCCTTCTGCTAGGGAAACATCCGATGCATCACCAGCATATTCAAATACTGGCGCATCAACATCAGACGCATCAACAGCAGATTCTTCTGTATAATCATAATTCATTATAAATGATTTATTCTAATAAATAAATGATTTATTCTTGTAAAATTGCTTGTAAAAATTCTTCATCATTTTTTACAATAGGTTTCATGTATTTTCCTTTTAATAAAGCAATCATAATATAATTCAAATCTTCCATTGTCGCATTCAATACCATCAAATCTCCTGTTTTAATATTCAGTATTTTAAATATTTTTTCTTCGTCATGACTCATTTTCCATAACCAAGCATAAATGACTACTTGCAACAGATGATCAATAGATATTTTACTAATACATTTTAATTCCCAAAGAGTCGGTCCAGTAATTAAATCAACACGCGCCGTAAATCGAAATTTTTGATTTTCAAAATAGGGCGATAAAAAAGCGTCGATTTTTTCATGAGAATCTTCCATGGATTTATGTAAAATAACAGATTCAACCAAAGGAACACTATTTTCACACTCTTTTCCAATAGTATTTTTCAAAAGTTCTTTACATTTTTCCATCATAGATTCGGAAATCCATCGATATTCATCTCGATCAATTTGTTTTAATTTAAAATATAATTTTTCTTGAGTCGCAACATAAATATTGGCCAAATATAAATAATCACTAATACAAGTCATTTTATTCGGTAAATCGGAAATAAATTGTTTTATAAATAAATATTCATTTTCTTTTAATTCACGCATATTTTCTTGTAACATTTCATACAATATATTGGAATTTTCTCCCAACATGGAATCATAATACATAGATGGAATGGCAATACCATTTAAATCACTAATTTCTTCGAAAAATCCTTTTCGTGTTTCAATAATACTAGGTATTTCCATCTCCGATATTCCCTCTTCAAAAATAGGCAAACTTATAAAAATACGATCAATTATGGGTGAAATTTCTTCTATAACGGATTCTGGTATAAATTTAATTAATTCTGTCGGAGTCGTGTATTGTTTCTCTTGTAAAGAATGGGTTTTCACATCGATTTCTTTTTTCGTATAAAAAATAGATCGTGGAATTCCTTTAAAATGAATATAATCTTTCATTTTCATTTCATGATGACTTAATTTTAAGAATTCAAGAGGTCTGTCAGTAGCATATTCGTCGTTTTCCAATAAATATAATCCTTTGGTTGCTCGAGTCGCACCGACATATAAAGTATTCGGACATCGATCTTTAGGTAAATTACGAGCATAGAAATTCAAATATCCATTATCAAATCCAATAATAAAAACATATTTTCGTTGTCGACCTTTGACACAATGAAAAGTAGAAAAAACAACTTTTCCACTAATGACTCTTTCATCGATTTTATCCGTTTCTATCATGGGAACATGGCATGGAATACCTTCACGAACAAGCGCATTTTCTAATTTTCGAATATTACTATTGGGACCTTTTACGGAAGCACCTAATACAAAAATATCATCAGGGTGATTTCCATCATTTAATAATTTTTTGATTTCATAAATAACGACATTTTGTAAATTAATTCTCTTATTTCGAATATACATCACAGGTTCTCCATCTCTACATGAATCTAATCGATTTTCACCCAACATGACATTATTTACAAATTCTTTCATGGAATTGGTAATTCGATAAGACATTCTCATATTGGATTTGATAAACTCTTGTGTTTCTAGACAGGAATTATGACACCATATTTTATCAGCCAATGATAAAAAACGAATATCTGAACCTTTGAATTCATATAATCCCTGCATCACATCGCCTAATATAAGTAATTGAACTTTATGATTTTCATGGAGGAGACACATGTCTTTGATGAATTTTACGACCAATTGATAATAAACAAGCGTCATATCTTGTGCTTCATCAATAACAACGATATTGTAAATAGGTATGGGTATTCTTGATGGCAATTTATTATAGAGAATATATCGTATTCCAGTATCTGTATAGGAAGTTGGTAAATAATAACGAACTGCCAAACTATGATAAGTATGTATTTTCAGATTTTTCAAATTCAATACTCTTGTTTTTTCTTTGATTTCGGTTCTCAGAGAACTATTATAAGTGAGTTGCAATAGTTGAGAATCGTTCATTTCTTTTGCAATGGATAATACGGTGGTTGATTTTCCAGAACCGGCAACGGCGTCGACAATGACATTTTTCTTTTTTTTAATATTATCCAATATAAATTGTTGTTCTTCACTTAATTGATTCATTTTAGAGAACTTGTGTAAATATATTTATACTAGTTATCATTTATTGATATTATTATTTTTTACCATCGCAAATTGCTATAAAGCGCCCGTAAAAATACTCATCCATAATCGTTCTAAAATATATCCGTTGGCACCACCCTGATCATCATCTCTTAGCAATTCACTCAATAAATCGGTGTATACTGAACGAGGATATGATTGTATAATTTCTTTGGAAACGGAGAACAATGCAGCATAAGAAAATGAAACAGTCGTTACTGGTTTTGTCATAGGAAATTGAGATCGTTGTAAATAACCATTCATTAAAGACATGGATTCGTATTCGGTTTTTTCATATTTTTTATAATAATATTTGTTCAAGTTCTCAATACCGATATCTAAAAACAGAGAACTTTTTAAATTTCCATCGACGGTGAGGACAAGATATTGTAAACCATAATCGGTGGTTTTTTGAAAAGTATGAATTAATTCAATGGGTGGAATATTACGAGATTTCATGTATTGAAGACCATAAGGTTGGAAATCTTTGTTTTGATAATAATTATCAATACCAAATAAAACCGTTTCATTATGTTCAAAGGGAGAACCTTGTAAAAATATGACTCTTTCTGTCAAATAATCATAATTTACGGTAATATGATAAAGATAAGTGTGTCCCTCCCTGCCAATATTGGATAAAGTATGTAAACGATCAAATACGGATGGATAAGGATCGCCTTTATTGTATATGACGGCAATATCATTATAAGGAATAAGCCAATGAATATCTTCGTTATATCTTGCAATGACTAATGTGACTTTTTCCGGATCAAATTTTTCACCAGTATAGGTAATATTATATCGATCTTTTTGTTTTTTATTGTTTCTGTTTTTACTAATTTTCCATTGAGTGAAAATGTTTTTGGAAGTATATAAAAATACAGATTGATCACGGTTGGGAGAACCTAGATATTGTGTAAAATTTGGACGATTGGATGCGATTTTTATGTAAAAATGATCGTTTTCTTTTTCTATGATCCATGATTGTAACTCGGATCTTACTTTTTTATTGGTAAAATAAACAATATTTTGATTTTCCATCACGGTTAGAAATGAATTGTTGTATATAATTTCTAAAGGTTGATTGAATGCAAAATTTGGAATATGAAATTTATTGGTTTGTAAATCAATTTGAAATAATTCATCCGACATTTACAATGTTTTGCTATATTGTTTTCCGCTAAAAAATTTATTATAAGAATGTAATAAATTTTTTGAAATTACAAAGTTACTATTGTAAAATCACTGTGTGAATTTACCAGTATGCACTTTGGTCTAAGAATTGTACTGCCATTGTGTTGGATAAAGCTAAGTTTCCTCCAATAGCTACATTTGCATTGAATGATGCATCTGTTATTGCTATTAATTTACTGTTGAATGTTGCTATTCCTCCTACATGTAATGTTGAGTTTAATGAAGCATCTGCGTTTGCAATTATTTTTCCACCGAATGAAGCATCGTTGAATACGGATAATTTATCAGAGATACCTACTGTACCACTAATATCTAATGCATAGTTAAAACCATTAGCTCCTTCTGTTGATTTGTTAATACCAACGGAGTGATTTTTACCTACTGTGAATACAGAGTCTGTTGTACTGTATCCGAAGGAAGCAATATCTTGTCCTGATTGGTATTGTTCAACAGTTAAAGCAGTTCTTGTTCCAGAGTTGGATACATCGAAAGCTTCTGTTACATTGACAATTGTGTTTGTTGTTGTCATTTGTCCAGTGACTGTGATGTTACCATCTACTGTTAATGATCCAGGAACATAGACTTGGCCGTTATTAGCTGATGATAAAACAAGGTTTCCTGATGTTGTGGAGATTCTGTTTGGTGTTGAGTATTGTGCATCGTGTAATGTAATAGCACCAACTGTTAATTTGGAGTTGAAGGAAGCATCTTGTGATACGAATAATTTTCCGTTGAATGATGCATCTGCTCCTACAAATAATCTTGAGTTTAAGGAAGCATCTTGTGATACTAATAATCTGGATTCTATTGTAGCGTCTTTTTTAACATCAATAGAACCATTGAATGTTACTGTTTGTGTAGCTTCACCCATTGCAATAACATCTGTTGCGGATGTACCGATTTGTGTGTTACCATGTATTGTTGTTGTTGTTGTTATTGTTGAACCTAAGTTGATTGCTGATGCTGCTATTGCTGATAAATTTGCACCTAATGTTGCATCACCTGCTACATGTAATGTAGAGTTTAAGGAAGCATCTTGTGCTACTATTAAACGAGCATCACCTATGATATCTTTTGATACATGTAATTGACCGTTCATGGATGAATCAGAAGCAACGAATAATTTTGCGTTTAATGAAGCATCTTGTGATATGAATAAACGAGCATCGCCTATGATATCTTTGGATACATGTAATTGACCATTTAATGAGGAATCAGAGGAAACGAATAATTTTGAGTTTAATGAAGCATCGCCTGCAATTAATAAACGAGCATCACCAACTATATCTTTTGTTACATGTATTTGTCCGTTTAAGGAAGCATCAGATGAAACGAATAATTTTCCGTTTAATGATGCATCAGATCCTACTAATAATTTTGCATTTAATGAAGCATCACCTGTTAATAATAAACGGTTGTTTAATACTGCATCACTGGTTACATTGATACCGTTGGATGCTGTTAATAATGAATCAACAACTAATCCTGATAAATCGTGTGCACCATTTGATCCAATGATTAATTTACCTACTGTTAATGTTCCTGTAACACTAGCATTACCGTTCATGGAAGCATCACCTGCAACTGCTAAGTTGGAGTTTAATGAAGCATCACCTGCAACGAATAATCTTGCATTTAAGGAAGCATCTTCGTTTACAATTAATTGATCTCCAATATATAAGTTTGCATGGAAGGATGCATCATGTGTTACGAAGACTCTTCCTTCTAAATATGAATCACCTTTTACATATAATTGAGCATTGATGATTTCGTTTTGGCCGACTGTTAAGTTACCGTCAATACCAACATTTGCTCTGAAGTATGCATTGTCCATGACATATAATTTACCACCGATGGTTGCTGAACCTGAGATGTTAGCACTTGCTTGTGTAGTTAAACCACTTGTGGTGTTACTTACGAATGTATGGAATTCGGATAAAGCGGTTTGTACATTTTCACTTAAATCGAATAAATAAGCTAAATTTCCGGTTGGGACTTGTACTGTATCACCAGATGAGTATATTGTACTAGCACCTGAGTTTGTTGATGCTGGGTTAATGACTTTTAAGTTTGTTGCGTCAATACCGAATGTGGAGGATGTTGTATCGGATGTTTTATAGAAGTTCATTGAGTTATCTGAACGAACCATAATACCTCCACCACTGATATCAAGGAAACCTTGTAAGTAACTTCTACGAAGTTTGTTAGCGTTAGCTGATTGATCAAACCACAAAGACATGATTATATATTTCCTGAATATTATATTATTTCTTAAAATTATAATTCATTTTTCCTAAATCTGTAGTTTGAAGTCTTGAAGAATTGGACGCATCGATTTTTCAAATTTTACACCTTTCGCATGAAAGATGCGAAAAGTTGAGAAAAGTTGAGAAAAGTTGTAAATAGTAGAAAGAATTTCATAAGAGCATTGATTATATGGAATTCTTTTGGAAGGTGGTTGTAAAAATATTTTAATTCGTAAATTGTGTAGCTAAAGTACTATTTCCATTTGCAGCAGTTGTTCCTTCATATCTCCAAAATGATATATATGGATTACCAAAGGAAGATACACTATAATTGGAAGCTGGAAAATATAAATAACCAGCATCTGAATCTAAAACCCATGCGTATGTTCCACCTTGTGTAAGTTTCGTAGCACCGGAAGGAATTGTTATACCATTTGCAGTGCTAATACTGTTTGTACTACTTAAATTGGTATGATTACCATTACCACAATAATATACAGTAATACCGTAAGAATTATTTGTTATATCATAATTAAAAGGTATTGCATTGGTTAATAAATTTACATTTGTTGCAGGATTTGCAAAACGGTAACTGAAACCACTAGTGACTTCTTGTAATTCTAATGTATAAAATGCAATCCATGAATAAGTAGCACTGACTTGTTTGTATGCATAATTAGATCCGCTGGAATTTGGAATAGGAGTTACAGTTACTAAATCACTGTATGCGGTTCCATTTGAACCATTATAACCTTTTGTTCCTGGTGCAAAAGCCGGAATAGATTGGGTATATACTTGACTTGATAATATATTTGGTCTAGCAGATCCTGGAGCTTCACCAGCATAAGTATTATTATTTGTATTTGCAGCTGGTGTTCCTAATGATTTTTTAAATAAATAATCTATTTCAAATGCAGTAAGTGCTGTATTATATAAATTTGTTGATTCTGTAGTCATTATATATTATACAGATATAGTATTTTAATTAAAAATAATCTAAATTATATTCGATAAATAAAATTTTAGTGGCTAAACTAGATGATTTCATAATAAAATATTGCATTCAGAATGTAATATTTTATAGATTATTCATTAGGAAACATAACATATATATCATAAAATTATGAAGATGATTGTGAAACTGTGATAGATGAAAATGAGCAACTTGCATTCATTGGTAATCCAATAATACAATACAAATAGGATGTAGTAGGTGAATAATTACCACTACTATTTGCTGGATTAATACACTTGAATGTTGTAGCATTTGAACTATATATTGAATTTACTGTATCAATACCTGTATAATTAACAGAACCACTAAAATTACTTGAACTAATTTGTGTGTATGAATTACTATTTATACTTTGGCCGGTTGTTTCATTACCACTTACCCATGGTGTAGTAACATAGGAACCAGAAGTATCTTGTATTTTATAGTAAAATTGTATATAATTTGTAGTAGAACCCGCATACATGGCATTATAACCTGGATTTGAACCTCTTGCTGTTCCATTGAATCCATTGACAGTAAATGTAAAATAGTTACTTGCTGTATTAATTTGCCAAGCAAATGCTGCATATCTATATCCAGAAGTCGAAATATTTGAATTTGAATAATTTAATGTATTTTGTGAAGCGCCATAATAATAGCCATTATAATTTTTATATGCGGTTGTTGATGTAGCGATTGTTTGATGTAAACCATTTGCTATTTGTAATTCATATCCATAACTTGAATTATCAGTAGGACTGGATGGATTAATTGCAGTGGCATGATTATAAATATTATTATAATTTTGTAAAGAACCATCTGCATAATTATTTGCATTTGAATATTGGTTTTTATAAATTGAATTTACATTTTTACCTGACCATATTTTTGCACCTATTTGATTATTGGTTGAATTTGGTATACTATTTGGTATTGTATTTATTAAAGCGTAAGATGGGTAATCGACAATGGCTTGTATGAAATATGGAGAACTTGTTGTTGAAGAACCAGAAATATTATATGCTGTTGCTGATAATGAAATACTTGTTGCATAATTTGTTGATAAAGGAACAGATAAACTTGTGTTATTTATGATAACTGGATAAGAAAGGTTTGGTGATTTTGAACTAGTAACATTTGTTAAAGTAGTTTCTGAACTTGGATTTGATGCTACACCAGTTCCTGCATTATATGAAACAATTTGATTCGTGTTGTAGAAATAATTTCCTACATTTGATGCTATGTTTGCATTAACACTTGCTGAAATAGTGTTACATACAACCCAAACACCAGATACTTGTATAGCGGATGTACCTTGTGTTGTTGCAATTGAGTTCAATGTGAATGAGTTAAAACTAGGGATTGAATTTTGTGATATATCATAATAGAATGAATATGATTGTGATGATGATCCAGATGATGTTGTGTTTGTTACTGTTGCTGTATATTGTGAATTACTATTGGATAATCCATTGAAAAAAGATGTTGTTAATTGTAAATTTGTTGTAGAATAATAGTAATAACCATCATTACCGGATCCTGAAGTGTATACATCCTTAGGATTGGATGGTGGTGTTAATGTTAATCCATTTAATCCGATTCCACTATAGGTTCCAGAATATCCAAAACCATAATATGTTAAAGTTGGACCACCTATTGTTGATCCACCACTAATGCTAGCACTTACCCAAGATAATATATTTGTACTTCCACCTAGAGTTCCACGGTTACTTTGTACATGTATAGGTGCAGTAAATGAGTTCGATGTTAAAGATGATGAAGATGTAATTAAATTGTATGCAGTTGAACCAGTAATAACTATTTTTGCAGAACTTACACTTGGCGTAAATGATAAAGATGATAAAGTTGTATAAGTTGAATTTGTAAAAGGTGATGTTGTTCCATAAGTTGTAGCTTGTGCACTATAATTACTATTGACTGTATTTTTTGCCGAAACACCAATAACATAAGTTGTATCTGGATATAAACTACTAATGGAAGTTGATGCTTGATCATTTGATGATAAAGAACTATTTGGCCCAGTTATTGTAGTAGTTGCTGGTGTGTTTGCTGAAATTGTAGTTAAAGTTGTAGTTAATCCAGATAATCCACCATATCGAATTGTATTGGAAAAAGGTTGATATGTTAATTGGTAAGCATTGACTGTATTGGTAGATGTTGGATTGGTTATATCACTGTAGGTTGGATCATAATAATTAACTGTAATAGAACCGGAAGATACATTTGATAAAGATAAATTACGAGGTGCGGATGGTATTCCAGCGGATATAAAACCATATGCTGTACTAGATGCTTGATTATAATTAATGTTACTATTTTGGTAGTAAACATTTAATGTAATGGAAGATGCGTTTGTTAAAGATTGTATAGTACTATCTGTATATAAATAAGCATTACGAGTAACACCTGGTGTGTCTCCTGGGAATTGAATGTTCGTTTTTAAACCACTATTTCCAAGAGAACCACTTGTTGTTTTTGCGAGTATAATACCTGTTATTGGAGCATTACTATTGACATTTGAATAATAACCGTTAGTTGCAACATTTGTATTTACATAACTTGTAGTTGTTAAAGCATTGATAATTGTTGTAGTAGAACCACCATTTGAGTAACTAACAGTTAATGAATTAATAACTGGAACAAAACCTAATGCACCTATATTATATTGTGTAGGATAAACCCAAGGAATATAAATATAAGTGGAGTTAACAGAGGTTGTTTTAAAAGTGACGGATGATGGAGGATTAATTAAATTGGATAAAAGCCATGAATCGTTTGTAGTAGAATTTGTCGATAATGTATACCCTTGATTTTTAACAAATGCAGTCGTTGCTACTTTGGTTGAATTATCAGTGGAAGATTGTGTGGTTGCAGTTAAAGCGCCAGTTACATTCAAGTTTCCATTAAAAGAAGCATCGGAACCGACATATAATCTGGAGTTCATAGAGGTATCACCAGTTAAAAATAAATTTCCATTTAATGACATGTCTTCTGCAACGATGAATTCATAACTAATGGTAGTAATGGTTTGTTTTGTCGTATAACTATTTACATATAAATTACCATTGACAGTTAAATCTTTACCA